CACACAAGCACATAATTGCTCTTTCACACACAAAGCCCTACTGTCAATCTGGTTTGCCGTAGGAAACTCCCTCAGACCCTTCGATCCCCACAACATGTATTCCCTCTTGTTTGCCTTACTGGCATGCACTGCTGGTACTTACTACTGGCGCGCACCCATGATGGTCGCGTTCGTCGCTGGTACCGACAATGTCAATGCCGAATGGGCCGATTACCTGCACGATTTTGCTCAACGCATCGACGGATATCACGATCTCATCCGCGATTGCAGTTGGGAGACCCAGAAATACGACGACTACATGGCTATTCAACAATTGAGTCCGTACTGGGGCGCAGTGCTAAACACCCTTCCTTGGGAAACCGTCCAGCCTTCATTATTGTGCCAGGCGGTGCCACTCAGGATGCGGATGCACGCCTTGTCCCCGTTCGGGCTACTCAAGTACTTGCTCTCATGGACAAGTTTCTTGACTTATGTAGCCGTTGTATCGATAACCGTCTTCACCAGCCTGACCATCTTGCTGGTGCATCGCTTTATCGGCAGGTACCGACCTATTCATATGCACTCCCCAGTCGTTCCCATAAGCGCCGGAGAAATTAAATCACTCTTCGAGCGATTTGTGCGTGAACGTCCATTGCGTGAGACAACCAATGAGGGCCACAAGACTTTAGCTTATGTTCGCAAGTCGTTAGAGAAATTTTGCTTTGACATTATGTTCCGGATTAATTATCGGGTTCGTGACATTGGTGGTAGTCCAAAGAGGCATGCCAAGTACGGGAAGAGGTTGCATATCTGCTTCCCGAACTTGACTACTTCGGACCATGATAAGGTGCGAGGCGTGATGAAGAATCGCGTCTTTGAACATCTTGGCCAACAATGCAACGAACCCTCAACTCCAGCCATCATGTCTTATGTTGACTTTCATATGACGACTTTGGAACTTGCCGACACAATAACGGCCCCCACTCTTATCATTACCCACAACTTCGCTGACATGGCTCCAGGCAATCACACCTGGTTTGATGGCGAAGCTCAAGTCCAACTTCGTGGGAATGTCAAGATGACAACTCGGGGTGGTGACACGTACGAACATCCGTTTCACCTGTGGAATGATGAAGGCATCATATTCGGGACTCGATCCGTTGCCCAGTACTATTGTATTGGCAAATACGGGTACAGCACCGTCTATTATGCCTATCCTGCCGACGGTCGGTTCAAGCCAACTGATCCCGCTTGCCTTCGTACTGCTGAGAAGGTAAACGTGTATGAGTTGAGCAAGTCTGTGGAAGCAATGCAAGTTGGAGACGCGTATGAATTTCGCCATTGGGGCCATTTACTTGGCGTGGTCCCTGTCCAAAGTATCATGCGCTCAGCGGTTACGATGTCACTAACACCGCGTGGAGACACTTACGCACAAAACCTTACCAGTCTTATGCGTGGTCGTTTCAACGCCGACAAGTTAGACCTCACCGTGTTGCCCCTCGCGGTAGAGTTGACAGCCAAGATATCCGACGAGTTGGTCCTGCGCTATGGCCACAAGTTTCACAACCTCCCATTGAATGTTGTTAATCTGGCATGGTACAATCGTATCATGTATAGGTTTTCTGTGTGGTGTCTCAATCATCTGCCTGGTATACTAAGTCGTATGCCGGCAGCTTGTTGGGACAAGGCGGTTGGGAAGCGTGCGACCGAAGCGCTCGTACCATGGGCATGGCACGAGTTTACGACCCCAAATTACGAAACTCATTCCGTGTCAGATGAGAGACTGGCCAGTGGCGAGGTCAGCTCCCACCCTAGGATAACCCAGACTCCCTTTCAGCCAGCGGAGCCGGGTAGTGCTACCCGGCCTGTTGGTCAATTCATCAGCGGTCCCCCACAACGACCCCGACAATCAGATAGCGTCCGTCAGCTTGCGCGTCCTCGGGAAAGAGATGTACATGCACCCATTACTCGGCGAAACACCCCCCGGCGCCAAGTATTGGCTAGCACCACAAACGCCAATAGTGGTGCATCCATTGCAAGTGCCTCTCGACCCGAGCGACCTAACAACTGGCCGCGCTATGCCTCTGCCTTGGCACCCATCGTTACCCACCGATGTCACGGAACGAATCCGGCTCGTATCATTGCTACCAACCGTGCCGGATGTACCCGCCCAATCTTCGATGGCTCTGAAATCTCTGTGTCAGAAGTCACGGCGCTCCCCCTTCATCAACCATTATCTCCGATTGTGGTTGAAAGAGGAGGAGAACCAGTGGCTGACTCAGTTGAACCCGCTGCCATTGGAGGAGTGGGCGAGCCGCTTTCCCATCAATAAGCGGAATCAACTTATTGAAGCAGCCCACAAAGTCAAGACCCTTGGTGTAAGCAAGGGGATGGCTCGAGTGGACTGTTTCATTAAGAATGAAACGTCTGTCAAGGCAACTGACCCTCGTAATATTTCACCCCGAACCCCGGAATTCTTGTCAACTGTAGGACCCTATGTGTCCAGTCTGGAGCATGCTGCAAAGCACGCTCCATACTTGGTCAAGGGCTTGAGTATGGATGAACGTGACGCGATGTTAGCCTATCTTGATACTTTTCCATTTTTGATGGAAACGGATCAAGAGCGGCTTGATCGTAATATGGATCAACCTATAATCCGCGATTTTGAGATGGAATTGTGGGATTTTGTCTTCCCTGCTTCCGAGCACCCCGATTTTCATGAGATGATGCAGTTGTGCCTTACCACTATTGGTATGACACCGTTTGCGTTTATCTATTGTGTCGAAGGTACGCGCGTTTCAGGAGACTCCCACACATCTATAATGAACGGAATGTGGTGTCGATTCATGCAATGGTTGTGTAATTACAACCTTCCCCGACATGCTTGGGCTTCCAAGCATGAAGGTGATGATGCCCTAACAGTTGGGCACCATGGTCATTCGCACTCATTGATCTTCCTCACTTCATTGATGTGGCTTCTTGGATTCGGCGTGAAGTTGCAATTGCCCCCTTCTATGGCCGAAAGTACGTTTTGTGGTCGTCGTCACGTACCGATACCCGGAGGAATGAAGTCAATGTGTGACATTCGCCGCACATTGTCCAAGTTCCATATAACCCAGAGTGGGTTGCCGGGGCGTCGTGCGATCATAGCCAAAGCGTATTCTTATTGGTCAACGGACCGCGATACCCCAATAGTAGGACCACTGTGTTATGCCCTCCTTACAATTTTGAAACCCACCGAGCATGACGTCACTCACATATTGCGTAGTCAACGTATCACTCGATGGGACAAAGACAAAATCGTGGTAGGACGGGCGATGCAGTTGGAAGCCCCTAATGTACGACCCGAGCTGCGTGCCGTCATGGAAAACCATGATGGCATTTCAGTAGCACTACAGCAAGCGATGGAATCAGCGTTTGATAATTGGATGTGGTTGGGCTTCGTGCCCAGTCAATTTCCAATCATTGTTGATTCGGAAATCGCTGTGGATGATGTGCGATCATCGTACTACGGCCCGCACTACCCCATCTTTCAGGTTCCTACCACCTGAGCGGGCTGGCCCCCGTC